CGCAGGCGCATCTGCGCGTCGACCGGACCGGCGGCGATGCCGCCGAAACGGCCGATGACGGGCTGATCGCGGCCATGGTGCTGGCGGCGACCGAGGAAATCGACGGCATCGACGGCTGGCTCGGCCGGGCGCTGGTGACCCAGACCTGGCGGCTCAGGCTGCCGTGCTGGCCGTCCCGGGGCGGGATCGTGCTGCCGCTGCCGCCCTTCCAGGCGGTGACGGATTTCCGGGTGACGACGGCCGCCGGCGCCGAGCTCGTGCTGGTGGAGGATACCGACTTCGTCGCGCATGGCCGCGAGCCCGGCTGGGTCGAGCCGCCGGAAGGCGCGAGCTGGCCGGCCGTGGCCGCGCGCGGCCTGCCGATCGCCGTCACCTGGCGCTGCGGCTACGGCGACGCGGCGGCCGACGTGCCGGCGATCATCAGGGCCTATGTGCGGATGCGGCTCGGCCAGCTCTACGAGCACCGCGAGGCCATCGTCGTCGGGGCGGCCGTCGCCGAGCTGCCGTTCGTGCGGCACATGATCGACGGCTACCGGGTGCGGGGCGCGCTCCCATGAGAGTCGGGGCATGAGGGCCGGCAGGCTCGACCGGCGGCTGACCATCCAGCGGTGGGTGGCGAGCGGCCAGGATGCCCACGGGCAGGAGACCGGCACCTGGGAGGTCGAGCGCATCGTCTGGGCCGAGCGCCGCTTCATCGGCGGTGCGGAGCGGCTGACCATCTCCCAGACGGTGGCCGGGCAGACGGAGATCTTCCGGGTGCGCGGCAATGTCGACGTGACGGCGGCCGACCGGGTGGCGATGGACGGCGTCGCCTTCGACGTGCAGTCGGTGGCCGAGCTCGGCCGCGGCGCCGGGCTGGAGATCACAGCCGTGGCGCGGGCCGAGGATTTCAGCGGGACGAGGCAGGGCTGATGCGCCGCGGCGCCGTCGGCTTCCACCTCGCCGGCCTCGAGGAGTTCGACCGCGCGCTGGCCGAGCTGCCGAAGGCGGTCGGCAAGCAGGTGCTGCGCCGGGCCTCCACCAAGGTGCTGACGCCGGTCAGGGACACGGCGCGGCAGATGGCGCCGCGCTCGGGCGAGGTCGGGGGCAAGGGCGAGCAGCTGGCGCAGACGATCCACGTGCGGGCCAAGCTCAAGCGCTCGCAGATGCAGGGGCGCGTCGCCGCCGGCCATGTGGAGACCTTCGTCGGTGCTACGGCGCCGCACGCGCATCTCGTCGAGTTCGGCACCGGCCCGCGCTGGCAGGAGACGACGGGCCGGTTCACCGGCCAGATGCCGCCCCGGCCCTTCATGCGGACGGCCTGGGACCAGCACCGGGGGCAGATGCTCACCCTGCTGCCGAAGCTGCTCTGGGAAGAGGTCTACAAGGCGGCGCGGCGGGTCCGCCGCCAGTCGGAGCGGCTGGTCGGGCGGCTGAAGGCGCGGCGCGGCGGATGATCGTGGCGGCGATCCGGGCAGCGCTGCTCGCGGACGCGGCGGTGGCGGCGCTCTGCGACGAACGCATCTATCCGGCGCGCCTGCCGCAGGCGGGGCTGCTGCCGGCGGTGGTGCTGCACCTGATCAGCGGGGTGAGCGACCAGGCGACGGGCGGGCCGACCGGCCCGGTCGAGCGGCGGGTGCAGGTCGATTGCTGGGGCGAGCGCTACGGCGACGCGGCGGGCCTCGCGACGGCGGCGCGCCGCCGCCTGGACGGGCTGAGAGGAACGTTCGCCGGCGAGACCTTCGGGCGGTGCCGATGCGTGCACGAGGGCGATCTCGGCGGCGCCGTACCGCCCGTGACGGACGAGGGGCCGGGGCTGGCGATCGCCGGCCGGCGGCTGGATTTCATGCTCTGGCATCTGGAGTAAGGGGATATGACGGAATCGAAGGCGCTCACCTGGCAGGGGACGGACGTCTATGTCCAGGCCGCCGCCAATGTCACGGGCTCGTTCGCGCTGGTCGCGGTGTCGGGCGAAACCCCGGCGAAGATCACCCGGGCCACGGGCAGCTTCATCACCGACGGGTTGGCGGTCGGCGACCTGATCAAGACGTCCAACGCCACCTATCCCGACCCCTACATCATCTCGGCGGTGGCGGCGCTGGAGCTCGAGCTGGTCGAGCCCTATGACGCGCTCGGCGATGTCGCTGCCGCGACGCTGACCCTCTATCCCTTCATCCCGCTCGGCGAGATCAAGGGGACGTCGGGGCTCGGCGGCGGCTCGGCGGCGGTGATCGACGCGACGCACAACCGCTCGACCGCGATCGAGAAGCGCAAGGGTCTGCCGGATTCCGGGCAGATGAACGTCCCGGCGAACCTCCTGCTCGCCGATCGCGGGCAGCAGCGCATCGCCGAGCTCTGGGCCTCGCCGAACCCGGCCGACTTCATCCTTGTCTACGCGCCGGACGAGGCCAATGCCGACTTCCGGTCGCGCGAGGAGTTCGCGGCGCTGGTCATGAGCCAGCCGAAGGAAGGCGAGGTGAACGGGCTCTGGTCGATCTCGACGGCGCTCGAGCTCACCGGGCCGATCACCACCATCCGGCCGCCGGCCGCCTGATGGCGCCCGGCAACGCCCTGACCGGCGAGACGATCCTCGCGACGCGCGACGGCCGCCGGCTGACGCTGCAGCTGACGATGCGGGAAATGCTCGCCCTGCAGACCGAGCTCGGCGACGACTATGCCGAGCAGATCCAGCGGGCCCTGCGGACGAGCGGCATCAAGACGCTCGCGATCGTCCTCGAGGCAGGGCTGCGCCGGCATCACCCCGAGATCGACCGCGAGGCGGTGCTCGATCTCGACGTCGACTGGATGAGCGCCCAGGAGGCCATCCTGATCGCCCAGCGGCGCTTCTTCATGGGCGATCGCAAGCTGCCGGAAACGGTGCCGGAGGAGGCGGCGGGCGACGGCCCTTTGCCAGCGGCGGCGACCCGCTCCTGATGGCGCTGCAGATCGCGCACCGGATCGGCATAGCGCCGCACCATGCCCTCGGCATGACGCTGCATCACATCCGCGTCCTGGTCGACGCGGACGCGGAGGAGAAGCGCGAGGATCGGCGGCGGGGGCTCGAGCGGGCGTGGTACGGCGCCGTCCTGGACAGGCAGAAGAAGCTGGCGTCGCTCGACGAGGTCCTGGGCTGGGCCGGGCCGCGGCCGGCGGCGGTCGCAAGGGCGCAGGTGCGCCGTCAGGCGGACGAGAGGCGGGCGATGGAGCGGCGCATGCTGGATCGCTGGGCCAGGTCGGCCGGCCGCCCGGTCAGGGGCCAGAGCTCCTGATGGCGATGATGACGATGATGGTCAGCCCGAGCCAGATCACGCCGGAGGTCCAGCGCGAGATGAACCAGTTCAGCGTCGGCTGGCCGCAGCGCGGGCATTTCTCGGCGGCCCAGCCGAGGGTGGCGCGGCAGCTTCGACATTCGGCCATGGTTCGGTCTCCTGCGGTGGTCGGCGCCCGTGGCTGAGCCGATCGGCGCGCTGCGCGGCGAACTCTCGCTCTCGGCGGCGCAGTTCGAGCAGGATATCAAGGCGGCCCGGTCGGCGCTACGCCGGGAAGCGGCCGGCATGGAAACGGCCATGGGCTCGTTCCAGGCGAAGACCGACGCGACGATCAGGACGCTCGCCAACCTGTCGCTGGCCGCCGCCGCCGGGGTCGGGATGCTCGCCGTCATGGCCGGCAACGCCATCGCCGCCGCAGACGGCATCGCCAAGATGGCCGACTCCGCCGGGCTCGGGGTCGAGTTCCTGCAGGAGCTGCGCTTCGCCGCCGGCCGCTCGGGCATCGGCGTGGAAGAGCTCGACAAGGCGATGCTCAAGCTCTCGCGGACCATCGGCGACGCGGTGCGCGGCACGTCGGCCGCGGCGGCCCGGCCGTTCGAGGAATTGGGCGTGGCGCTGACCGACGCCTCCGGGGCGACGCGCTCGACCGAGGCCGTCTTCAACGACCTGGCCGCCGCCTTCGAGCGGATCGAGGACCCCGCCCGCCGGGCCTCGCTGGCGCAGGAGCTGTTCGGCCGCTCGGGGGCGAGGATGACCGTGCTGCTGCGCGAGGGTGCGGACGGCATCGAGGAGCTGCGCGCGACGGCGCAACGGCTCGGCGTGGTCCTCGACGAGGACATGGTGCGCCGGGCGGAGGTGGCGGGCGACGCGCTCGACGACATGAAGATGGTGATGCAGGTGCAGGCGCAGGTGATGGCCCTGCAGCTCATGCCGGTGATGCAGCGCTTCGCCGAGATGATGACCTCGCCGCAGCTGCTCTCCAGCATCCAGGCCGTCGGCGAGAGCTTCGCCTGGCTGGTCGAGAAGGCGCTGACCTATCATCGCGAGATCATGGCGGTCGTCGCCGGGCTGCAGGTGGCGCGCCTCATGCCCGGCCCGCTCGGCCTCGCCGCCGGCGCCATAGCCGGCATCACCGCCTACCAGGCGCTCGAGCCCGAGGTCGAGGCGCTGAACGGCCAGCTCGCCGAGCAGGTGGCGGAGGTCGAGCGGCTCGAGGAGGCGTGGAACCGCACGGCCAACCCCGAGCGCGCCGCCGAGATCCATGCGCGGATGATGGACGCGATCGCCGCCGCCGCCGACACCCGCCGGCAGATCGACGCGCTGCAGGCCGCGCCGGCGGTCGCCCCGGCCAGGCCGGCGCCCGCGCCGTTCGAGATGCCGCCGATC